ACCATTTCATAGTGATTGCCTTCAAATTGCCTTATATCAAAAGGTCTTACCAAACCATATCCCCTTTTTAACTTATGCAAGTGATTATGATAGACAACTTTTTACTCCTGATAATTGTGAGGAATTACAAAAAGATAATCTTGAAAAATATTATAACGAATTAGTTTTATATCAAAGATGTTGGGAAAAGAAATTAGAGTTTGCCAATGGTGATCCAAAAGTTTTGGCTTTACTTTGTAAGCCTGACTTTAGTGAAATAAGAAAAAATGGTTTTTGGTGGAAGGGTTTCCCAAAAGAAATTACTCAAAGATTTAGAGGATATTATGAGTGATCAAGGAATTATAAAACCTTTACGCCAAAGAATTAAAGATTTGGAAACAATAAATGATGCTCATCAAAAAAAGAATGGCCAATTAAGAGTAGAAATTCAAGATAAAGATAAAAAAATTCAAGAATTACAAGAACAAATAACAAACCCAACCAAAAAAATGAGAGATAAAGGACAACTATGAGTAAAGAAAAAACATTGGAGAGTGCAATACAAGAATTTAAAAATGGAATTAAGCAAAGCGATTATGTAAAGCTAGGTGCTAAAGGGGAATATCTTACAGTTCCATATCGTATAAAATTTGTAAGAGAATATTTTGGAAATAGATTACAAATTGTAACTTTTAGTAGTGAGTTGGCCAATGGCTCTAGTAAATTTAGAGCAAGTGTTTTATTAGATGGCAAAGAATTAAGCGTTGGTGAATCAAAACAAATGCTAAATAGAGATAAAGAGTTTGAAAAGGCTCAAACAGTCAGCGTTGGTAGAGCCTTAAGTATATTAGGTTTTATGGGTAATGAGATCGCTACCGCGGAAGAAATAGAGGATTTTATTAAAGATAGAGAGCCACCTAAACAAGTAAAAAAAGTAATAAAAAATATTCCAACACCTACTAAAGATACAAAAATAATAGCTAATGAATGGATTGCTAAACTTAAAGAACAAGCAAAGCACTCCGTAGGTGTCAATAAATTTGAGCAAGGGATTCAATCATTATCAAATGAATATTTAGATGAACTTAAACAAATAGCCCTTGATCCTCTTGAGGAATTAAGAGTTGAGCAAGAATACAATAAACTTAAAACACAAATACAAGGAAGGAAATAAGATGGCTGACGATAAATACGATAATAGTTTGGCGTTATGGAAAAGACAAAAAAGAGATACTGATGTTGCAGGAAAAGCCTATCCACATTACCAGGGCAAGATGACCGTAGATGGCAAAGCAAAAGATGTAGCTATTTGGCTTAATACAAATAAGACAAAAGAAGGACAACCTGACATGAGTGGAAAAATTAAACCACCTTATGTTAAAGGTGAACAAGGTGAGCAAGGTGGTCAAGATGAGGCTCCGTTTTAATGGATAACGAAAGTGTTAATCCACCTCATTATAAAAAGGCCATACCAACTTGTGATGCCATTTTATCTCAACAAACCCATGAGGAAAATATTGGTTACTTAAAGGGTGCTGGTCTAAAGCACCTTTTTCGTTTTGGTGCAAAGCATGGAACATCAGTAGATAGTATCATTATGGATTTAGAAAAATGCTTATGGTATTTAAAAAAATTGTTGAATTACCTTAAAGCCTTAAAAGATGATGGAATGGATGTAAAACAAACTAAAGAGAATGTCACAAATTTATTTAAGAAGGATGATAATGAATAAAGATTATATTTATTTAAGTGAAATTAAATGGAAAGTTCTCCAATACATAAATAATTTTACTCAAGAAAAAAAATTTAGTCCTACCTATAAAGAAATTGCAGAGTCGCATAATTTTTCTAGGGCTAGAGCAGGTGCAATATGTGGAGAGTTATTTAAGTTAGGATTAATTTCTAAAGGTAAGTCAGCTCATAGAAAGATTAGATTATCAAGAAAACAAGTTAATTTAATTCCAACCTTACATTTTAACAAAGAATATCCAACAATGAAAGTCCATTAATGAGCAAAGCTATTAAAGAATCTTTTTATGAAATTAATGCAAAGTTTGAAGAAGAATTTGAAACTGTGGAGAAAGCCCACTCATCAAATAAACCAAGTGAAAATGCTAAAGTAGATGTCATTGACATTAAATTAGAAAAATCAAGAGTTAAATTAAAACAAGGAGAGAAAGAAGATGGGAAACAATAAAAAATCATTTTTTTTAACAAGCAAACAACAAGAAATAAATATAGCTATTGGTAAAAGATTAAAACAAGCAAGGCTAGGAAGAAAAATAATTATAGATGGTAGTGATAAAGAAAGAATAAGACCATGCACTCAAACTGAATTAAGTAAAAAATTAGATTGTACTTTTCAGCAAATCCAAAAATATGAAAAAGGCTCAAATACTATGTGTACTTTAAAAATGGTTTTAGCTAGTAAGTTTTTAAATATTCCATTGGATTCATTTACAAACATTTACGATCTTCATGTTGGCCAAACCACTAGACACATTGTTGATATGTGTGATGATAAAAAATTGTTAAGTGAAAGTAAGCAACTTGATGATAGTCCTACAAGTAAGGATTTAAATTAGCTTACATAAGTTGTAAATAGAGAGGGAGAGGTTTCATTATTTAGCTCTCTTATTGTTAATTCCTCTCTCTCTTTTATATGTATTTTATAATTCATAAGCCTAAAGATAAATTCACTTCATTCACTAATGTTGTTTTCTCAACGGACAAAGAGGCTAGAGAATTTGCAAAAAAAAGTATTAAAAAAAAAATAGAATGGGATGTAGTCCTCTATGATAAAGAGAACTACGATAAATATTGGTACGCTTAATTAGTTATTAAATAATAAGTAATTGCCACAATCTCTATAATTATAATAGCTTCTAACATTATTTTTGAATCCTTGTTAATTTTGCTTTCATGTGAACTAAAACTTTGCCATTATTAGATTTTTCTAATTCAACATAGAATTTAGCATCAACTCCTTTTTTTCTAAATACTTCTTTTAATCTAGTAGTTGATTCATTTTCTTGTATTTCTTCATTCCAATTAGACTCTGCTATTGGAAGAATAGCATTTAGACCTTTTTGAGTTATTTGATACCAAGTATATTTTTTATATTTTTTACAAGTTACCATTTCTAAATTATTAAGTTTATATAATTCACTATAAACTTTTAATTTAAATTCTTCTTTTTGAGAAAAATAACCTTTAGTTAATTTCTTAAATCTTTTTATTTCTGGCAACATAGCAACCAATTTTTTAACAACTTCCATACTAGATATTTTTGAATAGTATTTTTTATCATTTTTATAAAAAGGTCTATTTAAAACATTTAATATAGAATTACTTAAACTATTAATTATTGGTTTTTTTGAATCTGTTGCTAACATTTGTATAGCAAAGTTAGATTCTTTTGTTTTTGGTTTTATATACTTAAATTTACTCATTTTCTCTCTCCTATTGTTAATAATTAAATTGTTGATTTTGCCAATCGCTTTTGTCTAACTCCAAACTTTTTGTTTCATAAGGCTTGATGTAGGTACGATTAACAAAATTTATGTCTTTATCTCCAAGTGCTTTTGCCAAGTCCATTGGATCTGTGTATTTTTTATTTTTAGCCCACAAAGTAGCCGTATAATGCCTAAAGAAGTAGCACTTCCTATTAATAGGTAATTGTAGTCGCATTTTAGCTAGAGCCTTATCTAAATGGCTAATAAGTACCTTTAAAGCTATGTATTGATTAAGATTACTTTTAAATAGACTATTTTGATCTTTTGGAAGTTCATCTACATATTTTCTTAATCTATCTCTTAAACTTGAAGAAATAATTAAATCTCTTTTACCACCTTTAGTTTTTGGTAGTCCTAAAGTTCCATTTCTTTTTACAGCACTATTTATAGTTATGTAAGCACCTTGATTAGAGTCTAAATGTAAATGATGTCTAGCAAGACCTCTAGCCTCACTTGGCCTACAAGCTGTCTCTAACATAATAAAAAATAATAATTTAACTTGAGGATGAGGAATTAGTTCTATTAGTTGAACTATTTTATCTATTGTCCAATAATCAAAATCTATTGGATCAAACTCTCTATTGTATATTTCAATGTCAGATAAAAAATCTTGAGAGTTGCAAGGGTTTTTATTAATTTTATCTTTACTAACTGAATAATCTATAATTGTTTTAAATACATTATAAATTTTACTTAATGTTTTAGAGTTGATTTGACCATTATTAACTTTCTCCTCTAAATTATCTACAAAATCAACTATGTTATTTTTATCAATTAATCTTATGTCTTGGCTTTGAAAGTGTGGAAATATATGATTTCTATAAAAGCTATCATAATCTTTAAGACAACTCTTGGAAGGCTTTCCATAATTCTTTTCTTTATATAATTGTCTATTGTACCATAGTTCGTATGCTTGAACATAAAACCAAGATTTAGAATTGGTTTTAATAAAACCTTCTTCTTCAATCTTATCAACAATAGCTAACTTTAAATCTTTTTTATTTATTCTTGTTAAAAATTTAGGCTTACTATCTCTACCTGTATAAGCAATTCTCCATTTAGTTTTGCCATCTATTTCAACAGGCTCAATATTATTATATTCTATTTTCTGGGGGGTATTCTCTTGGCTCATTTCTCTCTCCTATATTTTCATTTTTAATTAATTCATTCCAACTCTTACAAAGATCAGTGACAATTAATGGTAAGCTAGTTTTAAATACAGCGTCAGGCTTATCTTTAAAAGTGTGCATTTTTCTCACAAGTATATCAAGTGATCTTGATACATTCTCAATCTTCTCTATTTCATTATTTGTACTCATTTTCTTTACTCCTCTCTAATAGTTTTAAGTAAAGCCCAATTCGTATCTTTAACACTATAAATAAGTATCTTTGCTTTTGGGTTTTTACTTACTATTAGTTTTCCATTTGTTATAGCCTCATCTAAAGTTTTATATTCAGTTGACTTTTGTTTTCCTAAAGGCTTGTAGTCAACCAAAGTATAATGTTGAGCATGGCTAATGGCCTCTTGTTCTCTAACATTATGACCTTCAATCGTATTCATTTTCATAACCATAATCTCTCCTTTATGTTATATACGCTTGTTTATAACCTGATTATATGTGAATGATAAGCGAATTGCAATAGTCAATAAACCCTTAATTATAGTCAATAAACCTTTATTATTGTAAAATATAATAAAAATATATTTTTTAAGAGTATTGATTCGATATAAATTTTTAAAAAAAAAT